GTCCAGCGAACGATATTGTCGCGGCTGCCTTTTCGGCGGTTGGTCAGTATTCCAGTTTCCAATTCATTTGCGTCGGTAAGGGTCACGACCTCAATGCCGCGTAGCCTGCAGAGGTAGGCTAACTCCATGACGTAACCCAGGTATTCGGGGCAGCCGCCTTTCTCGTTGCGCTGTAGCAGTCCCCTGGCAATCGCCCGGTCGATAAGGGCGTCCATGACCTGGTGATTCGGTAGTCGACGCTGCTTGCGCTCTACGGGTGCCTCAATGCCCAAGGCTGGGTTCACTTCAAGAAAACCGCGATTGCGGCCCCACTGCAGTACACGGCGAAGGTAGCGCAGTGCGTGAGCAGCCTTCGATGGCGTGCCTTCGTCAGCCAGTCGGTCGACGATCCGTTGCACCAGAGCAGAAGTGAATTTCCGAACAGCCAGATCCCCAAGCGGTTTGCCCAGCTTGGTGGGAATGTTCAGAAGAACATTGCGGGAATAGCAGTAGTCGTCGTGGGTTTTCGAACTGAGCTTCTTGTACCGATCACTGTCGTGGAACTGCGCACAAACGTAGCGAAGTGTTCCCCGATCGACGTTGGAACCCTCGTCCATTATTTGGTGCAGCTCTGCCAGCGAAACACTAGCCGGTGCAATATTGCGCCGGCGCTGTGTACCCGTCTCGTCACGATGAAGGCTGTACCAAACGCCTTCGTTTCGCTGGTCAAAGTAAACGGCTGCTGGGAGAGCGGCCTGATCGATGTGGGGGGGGATGTGCGGATTGTGCTTCCGCTTCCTTGCTTTCCTCATAGGATGTCCGCGTCGTATCGCTCTGTAGCGCCAGGCTTCATGCCTGCGGCTTGGTTGATAAGGTCCAGCGTTGTCCAGGGTCCAGTACGGCCGCGGAACAGGCGAACGCCCTGGTCAATCAGCGAGCGTTCAACATCGGACCGGCGTTGGTAGCCGGTGATGCGCTGCAGGTCGGTGAATACCAGGACGCTGTCCGATCGGGAGTTCATTGCTAGTCCTCTGTAAGCTGGAGCACCCCGGGCAGTCTAGCGCTGCAGCCGGGGCATGATTGTTAGAAGTTAGGACGCAGACTGCTGGAGCTATTGGTTGGCCAGCAACTGGGAAACAAATGCCCTTTCGCCTGCAGTAAGATCGCCTTGCAGGTGAGCCATTGTCGTGACTGCCTCGAGGCGGATCCGGGCGTCGGGCGTCTTGTGGACCTGGTAATCGAAAAGCGCAGTACCGACGATGCGGATGGCCATCAGGTGGCGCGCCGCCTGCAGTCCTACTGCCGGCACTGTGGTAGCCTTCGGATCGCTGCTGCTTTGGTGCTCTACTTGCATGGTGTTGCCCTCAGTGGTGGTTGGTACCGGGGAGCTGTAACTCCTCGGTGCCCTTCATTTGCCGGCGCAGCCGGTGTCCGGTCCGGTTCTTAGGCTCATGCCTTTCGCACCAGGTGAATAACCAGGTCTTCAAACTCCCCTTCGTCGTTGCAGGACTGCCACTCCAGCACGGCCTGCACTTGTTCCCGAGAGCAGTCCCTAACGAAAATCTCGCTCTGGCCACCGGTGGCCCGAACCTCAAGGATCTGGACGAGGCCGTCAGCGCCGTAGGCTTCGGCGAACACGGCACTACCCTCGTAGCCCAGTCGAACCATTACCGCGTTGATCCGGCGGATCTCCTCGACTGCGTTGTCCTGTTCCCGCTCAACAATCAATTGGATGTGCATGGCGGTCACTCCCGGAAGATGAAGCAACGCATGGTCGACGGGATGTGAGTAGTCGGAGCCATATCCTGCTGACGTGCACGGATCGCACTTTCCACGCGTTTCTGAGTGTCTAAGCAATGGTGAGCGCGGCAGTCTTTGAGCAGTCGGCGCAGCACTGCCAGGTCCGGAATGCGCTGGCGGTGCTCCAGGGCGACCTCGGCGAACTGGTTAAGATTGATGGCGATCAAGCCTGGCTTTTTGCTGTGGTTGACCATCGGGGCCGAGGGCAGCGATTCCAGGTAATCAAACACCTGCCAGAACTCGTTCACTTCTTTCGAATCGGTGCTGATCGCCGCCTGGCGCTCGTTGGCCGCTTTCAGAAGGTATTTGCGGCAGGCCTGGACCATGTGGTCCGGGATAGCGATGACGAGCTGCAGGCAGTCCAGCAGGGCCAGCATCATGCTGTGGTTCTTGATGACCCGATCGGATGCCAGGTTACGGCTGGCCCAAAGCTCGGCGCGGTATTGGGGATACAGTTCCGCGAAGCGCTTGAGCACCAGCGGCTCAGCGCGCATTGCCTTCACCATGAAGTGACTGACGTGCTCCAGCTCGGTCTGAACAATTGCGTCAGCAGACTTACGGCTCTTATCGGTGATCACGGGCTTGAGAAACGGCAAGCGAACGATACGGCTGATGATCGCTTCGTGGCCGGTAACGATAGCGTTCTGAGCGATTACGATGGACGCGCGAAACGGTGGCTCGTAGGTATCGTTGCTGTTGGACTTGACGCCCCGGGTGCGCAGGGTGCCGCCGCCGTAGAAGTCCTTGAACTGGTCCCATTCGAAAGCCTTGGTACTGTCCTCGTTGGTGTTTCGGTCGGCCTCAAGAAGCACCAACGGCAGGTTGGCCACCTGGCCCATTGCTCGGCTCAAACCTGAGAACGAACTTTTAGCCGGGTCGAAGCCCTCATAGGTCCGTCCGAACAGCTTCCAGATGAACTTGATCAGTGTGGTTTTGCCCGAATCGGGCTCACCCGACATTTCCAGAAACGGAAAACTCTCATGTTCGGCCCGGATCTGCTCGGCGAACAGCGAGCCAAACCAATAGGTGAGGGCAAGAACGCCATTCTCACCGAAGACGGTCCAAAGGTTCGGCAGCCAGTCTTCGCGATAGCCCTTACTGTCCAATGCCAATTTGATTTTTACCGACTTCATCAGGCATTTGACCCGCTGCTTTCCGAACTCGAAATAGTCCTCGTCGTTGGCCTTGTAAATAGACCCGCCATGGATAGCGATGTCGTTAAAGATGTATGCCTTGTGATCGCGGCTGTAGCCCAGGAAGTCGATGGTCTCGACGGTTTTCAGGCGTTCGGTTTGACGGATAATGATCTGGTCCAGGTGCTTTTGCGTGCCCAGCCAGGTCGCACCCGAATACATCAAGCGAGTCTTAAACTCGCTGCTCGAGGAGATTTGCTTTGGCGTGAACGTGTAATTCTCGCCATGGTCGTCGTGGATCCCCAGCACCTGGAAGTAAAACCACGCCTCGTTTGTGACGTCATTCACCTGCTTGTACAGCGCCTCAAAACGGCAGTTGGCCAGAAGCTTTAAGCTGCAGACGTTCTGCAGCACTTTGCGGCGTGCAGCCTTGTCGTTGAGCTGTTGGTCTTCGTGGTCTTCGCTGGTTGCCAGTGCCTTTTGTTCTTCCTCAAGCTTCGACAGATCGAACTTGGCCCAGTAGGTTTGGTTGCCGAAGTCAAAAGCGAACTCTGGGAAACCTTCTTCCCAGGTGTACATCAGCAGCGCCTTTTCTTTCGGCGAGGGGGCCAGCAACAAGTCGCCCTCATGGCGCGCAGCGTCCAGGTCACGCTTGCGCTTGTCATTGCGCGCTTTACCTTCTTCTTCGAACTGCCAGCGCTGGTGTAGGTCGTTCCAGTCGACTTTCTTATCCCGTTGGGGAATCAGCGCCGCCTTACAGGTGAAGCCCATTTCACGTGCCTGTTTGACCCAGCGCAGCAGGTAGCCGCGAGCAGTTGGTTCGTTGTCCAGGGCCCAGACCAAAGTGGGCAGGTTGCCCGGGCGCTGCTCGACCAGACGTTTCAACGCTTCTACCGGAAAGTTCACACTCGACATGGCCGACACCGCGTCGACGTCGTTTTGCACCAAGGCGATGGCGTCGAAGATACCTTCGACAATCCATAGCTCCTTGGCGCTGGCCTGATCCACGCTCGGCGGACACCACCACACACCCTGAGCGCTATATGTGGGCTTGAAACGGGCTTTCATCTTGCCGAAGCGGGAAGGGCGATCGATCAGGCGTTCCCAGTAGCCACCGTTCGGCAGGGGGAATCGAATCGTGGCACTAGACTCGTTCGTTTCGTGATTGACGTAGTTCTCCTGGGTGAACCAACCAGTCATATTTCCGGTGTTCAAACCACGAGCAAATTCCAGATATGCGCGGGCTGTTACGGTCGGATCGTTGTCTGTTGCCGGCGCCCGCTTGCTCCAATCCTCAAACAGGTCCTCATAGATTTCTTTTACGTGCTCGATATGGCCGCAGCGCTCCGGCCGGCCGCAGCGGATCTGCCAGGGCTTGTCGTGGCGGGCATACAGCTCTTTTTTGTTACAGGCGGGGCAAACCCCGCCCCGCATGTAATTCGTGCCCACACGAAGCCTCAGGCCGAAGTCATCTTCCAGGCGTTGAAGTAGTTGGGTGCGGATATCTTCGTTCATCATTGACATTATTTCGCTGCCTTTAGGCTGTGAGAGAGCGCGGCCATGAGGCGTTTTTGCGCTGCCATTACCGGGACGTGGGCGAGGATTGCGCCGTGGCGAAGACCGTCCGCAACAAAGCGGAATTGGTCGGCATACCAGTGTTCGTTAAGGCTCAAGCGATACTGTTCACGCAGTGCGGCCAGCAACGCTTCGGCCTCGGCCGGGGGCAGTTGAGTGGTGACAATTACGGCGTTTACCATCGTGAAACCTCGATTTCGGGCGCAGCTCACCCAAACCCACGGGAAGTGGGGCCGGCGTTTTGTTGGGTTTGGGGTTACGAGTGCGTGGAGCGCAGACGTACGTTGTCCGGGGTGTTCAGGACACGTTGATAGATCAGGCTGACAGGCACGGACCAGCAATGCCCTTTAACGGGATCGCGGATCACCACGAAGGTGTCGGTGCTGTGGTCCAAGATGAGACGCTGACGGAAAGCGATTTCCATTAGTTCGATGTGGGCAAGGGAAGTCAGTTTGGTTGCAACCGATTCCGCCACGTCGAAGCTGGTCACCAGGTGGTTGATGGTGCGGTTAAGAAGCGCCGACAGCTCGCCCAGGTGTTCGGCTTGATGGCGCTCAAGGAATGCCAGCGCGGCGTTCTGCATGCATTCTTGATAGTCCAGGGCGTTAGTCTGAGTGGTCATTTGGCTTTCCCCGATTTGGCGCGGTAGAGATCAATCGCGGCATACACTTCGGCTGTGCGTGCGGCCATGTGCAAGGTGTGGGCGTTCTGGATCAGCTCGGCTTCAACGTCAGTGATCACACCGTCATCAAGTGCCTGCGCAATGATCTGGTCGACCGTTCCTTGTTTGGCTGAACTCTGCATAGCTCGTGTGTACATCTCCACGTTGTCCAGGTTTTCTGGATGGATCACTGGCACGAACATGCCGCCGTACATTGCCGCTACGTAGTTGGGTAGGTGCTGGGTACCGGTCACTTGCTCCAGCTGGAAAATCTGCGCATCCGTCAAAGGGCGACAGTTGTTGTTCTCGTAGGCATGGT